TACTCACTTATGCCATCACAGCCAAGGCTTCCAACATGTTACCTTCACTAGAAAGGTAACGTGCGACTGAAGCATCATGTCCTGTCATGGTCAAAAGTGGTATATTATACGCTTTAGCTAGTTGGGCTTGTGTTGTATCGATACGATCTCGCAGCATTCCATATTGGTTTGCTCTAATCCAATCCACCATGTCGGGTGTCTGTTTAACAACAGATACCCCGAACCGGTAGTTGGTAGATTTCTCTAACACAGCCTTTCTAGTTGCTCTTATTATTTTTTCTTTGTGTTCTTCAATTTTATATTTTCGTGATATTAAATTAGCGTAAGCATAAGTACCAGGCAAGGGTTTTCTTTCATCCTCCTTTGCCTTTTCACGCTTCTCACGCTTTAGGTATTTGCGTTCAATGCTATGGGCAAGTGTCTCTTCATTTATCTCTTGGCTCAAACCTCCTTTACTTATGTGTGTCTTCTCTACTGTAATCAGATCTTCCTTACATAGGCCCCAGACATCAGCTAAATACGATAGCTGCATATCGTGAATATCTTTAAGGAATAATGGTTCCCCCCCTCGCTCTATTACTTCATCACGACGCGTTGTAAGTGAAGTGATTAGAGCAACTACGTCATTAGGTATTACAGTTTCAGTAGGTCCATGTACTAAAGTGGCGACTGAACGAGATAGATACTGACCACCACTTGCTTGTCTATGATCTACCCTGAGGAACTCAGCTGTGGCACCCAGATAGCACTTATGTTTCTGGAACCGTATATTGTAGTCAACTGCTTTACGTGATAAGTTCTGAACCTGGTTCAGCGTCTTTATACTAGCCAATACATCGTCACCGTTATGTGTAGTCACACTATCATTCGTAATACCGCATATGTCCAAGTACACGTAGTTGAGTACCGTGTTCATAAATGTCGTTAAGCGCCATCCGGACAAAAGAGTGCCATTAGTCTTTACTGTATGTTTCTTACCTTCTATATGTAACCTGCTATCATATAGGCTTGACTGCACCCAGGCAATGGCTTTGATCTGGTCATCGTCTAAATAATTTTTAAAACAAGCCACATATGCATCCATCACTGCACTCATTGTGGTCACACTGTGCTGCGAATTGAAGTCTTCAAAGTCAAAGCAGTATGGTATGCCATTGTTTAATACCTGCTTTACGGTTTCTTTCACATTAGCAACTGTTGCACTAGGTCCAATAGGGAAATGTTTGCTTAACATTTCTTCACACCCTTTGAAAGCATAGCTAGACAAGATAAAGTTAGTTACGTCTACACCGTAGATAGCCCGTTGTTTACCCCACTCATACTTTGTGCTCGACCATGCTTCCATAGATGGTGGTCTCTTCAGAAAGTGTCCTATGTCATAAGTAGGCATCCTGCTTAGCGCATAAAACTTATTGCGTAATCCCACGTCCTTAGCCTTAAACTCATCATCTTCAGGGTACTGTGAGTGGTAGGCACCAGTAGGCGACCACTGCCAACGCATAGCCCAGTGATTTGTCCATGTGCTCCTAGTAGGGGTACCACCACTGACTTTCACGCGTTTGAATAATTTTAACGCTCTCTCAAACACCATTTCCTTTGTAAAGTTTACCGTGTTGGGTTCAGTCCGGTTTTTGATTTCAGAGTTCCAATCGACCTCGCCTAAACCCCTGTTGACTAACACTTCTAGTTCAAAGAACGGTGTAAGGTCCAAGTCAACGAGGTTCTGTACAGCTTTCAGCCTACCTGAAAATTGATTCTTTACCTGGGAAAAGAAATCAGCTACTGACCTGTAACGCCACTGCCAGATCAATGAATCCTTAATAATTTCTTTATGTCGTGGAGGTAATGCTTTAGCCCACACAAGCAACCCAGCTAAGAAACTTTCATGCAAGTCGAGCTTGGCTAAACTCTCAAGCAAGGGAAGCACGAATGGAACATCCCTTCTAAATACATCTAGCCCTATTGTCCGCAGCTCTTTTATAGTTATATGTCTAAGGTGCCTACTAGAAACTTTACATACAGGGGGTTCAGCTGATCCATCGAACCAAGTTCTCAACGTAGCAAGACGTGTTAACGGTACATTCTGACTAGACCTCTTTGTTACATGCAATACGTATTGTAATACCTCTCGCCTGTTAACCGGACCGTACGGAAACAGGTCAGGACCGTACTGTATTCTTGAAATCCGGAGCAGTACCGAACGGCCTTGTACATGCAACGGTTCATGCCTGGAAATGTAAGTTGCAGTGAGGTCCAAGCGCGCCATATACACACATTTAGTAAACACAACATCAGTGTCATACCTAGTATGTACATCACCTTCTAAGTTGATGCCCGGGTAGACATCTAGAAGGTGGAAATCCGCCTCTTCGAAAGAAGCTACCTCTAGTCCCCGTCTGTCAGCCTTGATACCTAGAGGTACCATATCAAGGCTTGCAAAGCTACGTCTAACTAGTCCTGCTCGTCTGGGGGACGTTCCTCTCGCTCTGTTTGAACTGGTATGTCTATCATGCGCGCTTCTGTAGGTGGCTCTAACAAGTTTGCACTGCCTGAAGCGGTTGGCATTGGTACCCCGGCAATCAGCTCTTGCACTTGAAAATCCGCCAAAGCGAGATCATAAGTGGTCAATATGTTTGCTGTAAATTTCTCACTATCTATGGGTACTTGCACAAAACCACGAATTGTGTTTATATTCCTCACGTCATAACTAGCTGCTCTAGCATTCCATAGTGGTTGTGTTTGTAAAACTGTTTCTGCTCTTGTCCAGTAACAAACAACTGCACAATCTGCAAGACTTTCAAAACTCGAACCAAAGCTATTGTACCTCTCTTCTACAAATTCAAGTTGATAACTTACAGGCATGTCTAGCGTTGCCGGAGTCACTGGTGGCATCGCTATACTCACATCATTTGCAGCAAAAATGCGATGTGTACCATTTCGTAATGGGTGTGTATAGTTAACTGTATAGCCCTGCCACCTGCTAACAACACCATTAGCCCATAAATCATTATAGTTGTAAGCCTTTCTATATCTTCCCTTATAATACTGATGGACCGCGGGATTAATTGAAAATACTGATGAGTAAGGGGTGCCAGCCATTAGTGACCCGCCCAACCCTGTTATAAGTGCCACGCCTGATGGGCCAGCCATAGAGTTAAGTATTAAATCGTTATTTCGACCTGCTACATAACCGTAGTCAGCAATATGGTCTATAGTTATATTGCCAAATTTCATGTTTATAGTATAATAATCTCTTAACTTACCTTCTAACTGAGTAAAAACACCTGGCATGACAGGTTTAGGCACCGCCCTCCCTATCATCGCTGAAAACATCGAGTCTGCCCTAGTTGACGCATCTAAAGCATCAGCGTTATTGCCGTGGATTCTCTGTAGTATGTCCTCTATATGCTTAGCATTATGAGTAAACATATATTCACCCCAATACCAAGCAGTGTTAGCAAGCATTGATTCTAATATATTAGAGTCATTTGGTCTAGTTAGTTCACTCAACGTCTTGATAGCGTCTACCGATGTGGCAACACCATCTCCTTGTAGTAAGAAGTGAAATGCTGCCCTTTTCAACCCCAGTTTAGGCAAGCTTAACCTTCTCGGTAGGTGAGTCCACCAATGTGACTCTACCGTTTCATTTGCCGGTTGAGCCAACCAGTACTTAGCCGCTATTATGGCAGATTGCATATCTTCATGTAGTCTATGGTTTACCACAAACTTAATAATGATAGCTCGCATATCTGCAGCTGAGTAAGTACAATCTGTGTATAAATTTTCAGGCCCGTGATGCACATATATACTATTCTGTACAATTGCTAAGTCAATGTCTTGATCAATGAGAAAAGGAGTAGTTCTCAGGTTACCACACAACATTTTGTTCAATATGGCTGTCTCTTGAGTATTGAATCCTGACAAGTTAAGATATCCAGCCGCATTTACTAACCTGTCTACTAGAGCATCTTGACTTATATTGTTCACGTTATATGCAGATAGGTTCCTACGTAATTCATTATGAGTCGCATTCAAATAAGTAGGCACGATAAACCGCCCACGTTTAAATCCATAATGGTTACCATAAGTAGGCCCACTCTCACTATGCCCGTCATTATACTTGTACATCTCCCACACATGACGTCGGTTCTCAAAGAAAGAGTTGAGATATACAGGATTATCTATCATATTCCCGTCACCATCATTAACTCTTGCTGCTGGTAGCGTGTCATACCAAGTGTGTATTTCTTCAATTAACTTCTGGGTACCAAAATCTGCTCGTGGGAGTGCTGCCCCAGTATTACCACGCGCCACTAACCTGACTAGTAGATCAAGTTTTTTCTCAGCGTCTACCTCGTCAATAAAAGGCTTCAAGTCGGGGGCGCTTATTCTGATCAGATAGTCTGTTTTTTCCATTCTCTCCGCTATTCTTAAAGTTTGGTAGTGTGCATACATCAAGTATAGTAACGCTATAGCATTATCATAGTAATCTGCTGCAAATACTGCATTATAGAGACGCCCATATCTAGCCTCTTTAACATCAGACGTCACTCCTAGTTCACGGAGGCGTTTAATTATAGCAGCCTCGTTAGGTAATCCCTCTGTGGTTATAAATTGTTTGTTCATCCCAAAGTAACTGTGCTTCTCAAATGATAATTCTACTGTTTGTTTTATACCATATACAGTAGCATATGATGCACATTTAGTCCTTCGGCGCAATTGGAACTTTTCACCTGAAGCTTCATCCAAAGAGCTTGGGGACATACCAGCTATTTTGTTGGCCTCTGAACTTTGCAACACATCCCTGCGTTGCTGCTGGTAATCACCAACATGTATTTTTTCCTTAGATACGGAGGATACCCCCAAACCTAAGTTGGTTTTGACCATGATAAGGCCGTTTTTAAACGATTCAATCGTTCCGTTCGTGTTTATGATGTTTTTAAGGTAATCCATTGTAAGTGGTTTGAGTGCGGGTTAGATTTCTTCAATGTTGGGAATTTATAAC